CATGGCGTCAATCTCCGGCGCGTCATCTTCTTCGATAACATCCTCCGGGATTTCAGGCTTGTTCATGCCGATAGGCTCTTCCGCCGATTCAGGATAATCCGTGTCCTGCCCTTCGGGCGCAATTTCCTCGATTGCGCCCGCTTCCAGCAGCCACTTGATCTTTTTTTCGTCAGAGAATTCTTCTCCTTCGATGATCTCTCCGGGGACATAATCTCTTCCGATGTACGTCTTCGCGATATATCTCATTGGCTGCGCTCCTTTCCGTGCTTATCAGAGCATCGTTCCAACTGCCCATCCGTCGATGTTCTGCGGAACAACAGTCGGGCAGGAAGTGAGACGATTCTTGATCGCGTTGCCGTCGATGGAACCATACCTCAACGGAACCTGCTTCTTGATGTAGGTCTTATGCTGCGCATTCGGGCCCGGATCCTCAACCTGGGTGACAGGTCCGAAATACATCTTCAGCATATCCCTCGAACCGGCAATCAGTTTGCCGTCCGGGACAACCTTCTTCTGAAGTCCGTCATCGTCGATGAATGTTCCGGACATGCTGTACATCTCTACGCCGTCAATGTTCCAGCCGAGGAACCTGAGTCCCTGTCCTCTGTACTGCGTATTCAGCTTGCCCATGTCGATGTTGCGGCCGTCAAGGTGCTTGATATAATTGCCGTTGGCAATCATCGCAGACGCCACATCCGGAGCCATGATGATAGTATCGACATAGCCTACGCCCTCATAGACGATATCGAACATGCTCATCATGTCGTACTCGACATCCGCCCCGGCCTGATCCCACTTGGTAGTAGGAGTGTAGGTGTTCGTGAAACCATAATCTGCAATCATGGTTGCCTGAGAGTTACGGCCCTCATTGGTGTAAGTGAAGATAGACAGTTTGCCGGTCAGGATGACCTGGCGAGCCATCCACTCATAACGCCTCTGAAGTGCCTTACGCATATCAGTGAGATCCTTCGCAATCATCTTGCGCTCTCTCTCCTGCGGCGTCATGGCTCCAAGGACCTTCTCACCGAACATGCGGCCCTTGAGATTCTGATCCTCAATGACGCGCTCCGGAGCGGCCTTGCAGAAGCCGATTTCGCGGGTTTCGTACCCGTCGCGGTCCATGACTACACCACCAACGCCCGGATGCACCATCGGGGCCATGCGGCGGCTTCCCTTGCGGAAGTCATAGATTGCCTTGTCATCTTCGACCGTTCCCGCGTCCTGGCAGAAGAAGTCGAACAGTACAGAGTATTCACGCGGCAGGAGTTCGATTGCCGCAAGCTGTGCCCTGGTAGAATAGATATCCATAATGTATTATCTCCTTTCTTCTTTTCTGGCTGTTTAAGCCCATACAGCATACAGTTTCAGATCTGCGTTCGCGGTATAGGTTGCCGCCGCCGCATAATCTGTACCGGTTCCGTCTGACCTGGTGTTCCACTTGCTGAACGACTTGGTTGCAGGAGCGGTGAAATCGGTCACACTGTTTGACAGCACCGTATGAGTGGCACCCGCCATCTCGTATGCGAGGTAGTCTGCCTCCGTTGTGCTGTTGTTGGCAACATATGTGATCGTGTAAGATCCGTTGTCAAACTCAGATGTGCTTTCCATGCGGTCAAACACGATTCCCTGCTTTCTCAGCACAACCTTATGCGCCTCAGTCACAGTTCCATCGCTCGCAAGCGTTACCTTCCCGCTGATGAAGCATCCTGCACGATATGCTGCCGCGTCTTCCGCAACTGCTCCCGCACCGACGCTATCTCCGGATGCTACATCTTCGTTCAGAACGACAAGCATGTTGTCGTTGTCAATGTTTGCTGATGCTGCCGGTGCCCAAAGGCCGGTTGCTGTACGATAAAGGATCGTGCCTCTCTTGATATCTCCGTTGCCCGGTGCTACCGGAACAGAGATGATGTCGGCTCCCTGGGGATCCGCGAGAAGCTGTTCATTTGCGCTCGTTCCGATTACGCTATAAAGTTCGCTCATTTCTGTTTTCCTCCTTTGCGATTTTTCTTTGCTCAGAACATTCCGTTATCGGTGCCCGCCGCAAAGGATTTCGCGTATTCCGCGATTGCCTTTGCGTTGTCCTCGATTTCCTTCTGCTCGTCAGAGACTCCGCTTGTCGGCGCTTCACCGGCCACATCCTGCGCGGGCTGTGTCTCCTTCTCGCGGGCGGCAAGGAAATCAGTTCCCTTCTGCTTCATGGCCGCAACAAGGCTCTTCTGGAAGTCGATGACGCTTGTGCCGTTGTTCTTGGCTTCCGCTGCCATATCCTCGTATCCGGGGATTGTCAGGGCGTCAATGTCTTCCTGCCTCTGCCGCTCTGCGGCAACCGCGTTCTGCTGAATCTGCTCCAGAAGAGCCGGGTTTTCCGCACTAAGCTGTTCAATGTTGATGTCTTTGATATCCATAGTTTCCTCCTCCTTTGGATTTGTTATATGTTCAGACGAAGCCCCGGCAACTGGAGTTTCGTTACTGACTGTTTGTGCTGGTACGGTTTCTTCTTCCGCACCTTCCGGAGCGTTCTCTTCCTGCTCCTTAATCTGTGTCGGAACGGTTTTATACATTCCCTTCATTGCCGCCATGACGCGTGGTGAAACACTCGCGGCAATCGGCGCTTCCGCCTCTGCTTTCAGCAGTTCGTCACAGAAGCCATATTCTACAGCCTCATCGGCCGTGAACCACGTTTCGGCATCCATCCACTGTTTTAACTGATCGTCTTCCTGCCCGCTCTTTGCGGCATAGAATCCACGGGACATCTTCTCGATGTTCCGCAGGCGTTCAATCGTTTTTTCCATTTCGTTGGCGTTTCCAAGCGCCACCGTCCACGGATTATGAATCATGAATTCAGATCCTTCCGCAATGGAGACATGCGCGTTCGGAATCGTTGCAATCATCGTTGCAGCACTGGCGCATAGTCCCTCAATCCGAATATTGATTTCATCAAAACCGGCATTCGCGAGAATTGACCGCATTGCAACCGCTTCCGTGCAGACGCCGCCCGGAGAATTGATCCTGAGAAGCAGTTTTGTTGCTCCTTTGTCCCTGATCTCCTTGATTGCCTTGTTAAAGTCCGCTGCGCATTTGTCTTCGCTTGTCCAGAACCACTTTTTCCACAATTCCGGCTCATTCTGCATGATCTCTCCATACAGAAGCACTTCTGCGGTATCCGTGCTTTCAGCTTCCATCCTGACATCATATGCGAGACGAAACGCTTCCGGTCCCATAAAGATTCTGCCTTTCATATGCTTACTCCTCGTCCTCCTCTTTCTCGTTTTGCCCTGTTTCAAAGTTTGCATTCTGCGCATTCTGCGCGGGAGGATCGAGTTTCAGTTCCCTTCGCGTCTCTACCTCCCTTTGCCTCTGGCGCGTAATTGCATTCCAGTCATTACCGTTGTATTCGGCCGCTTCCTGTTCTTCTGTTGAGATATTGTTTGCAATACGCTCATGAGCCGCATTGACTTCCTTCAACGGATCCACATGCCCCATACTTGCACCCATCCAGGTACAGCCGCACCACGCCTGCCGAATTGCCGGGTCATCAAAAAAGCCAGGCGCGTTTATGCGTCCGGCTGCTACGGCTTCTGATAGCCACTGTTCATATATCGGCTGGTTAAACATTGCGTTGAACCGTGTCCGGTATACCTTTACAGTCCGCCAGAAGTCCAGGAGCGCCGCCCTCGCAGCGGTATAGTTGCTCTCGTACTTCTTTATCAGCACCTCTTTTGGTATCCCCATGGAGGATGCGAGAACCGTGATCGTCGTATTTACAAACGCTTCAAACTGAGCATTTGAGCGGAGCGGGTTCACCGATTTAACATCTTTCCCAGGCGGAAGATCATATACGGCGCCTGGGGCAAGTTCCAGTTTCAGTTCATCGTCTGTAACCTTTTCTTCCTCGTTTACCGCGTCTTCCATTCCGGCCTTGCCGTCATCCTCCGCGCTTGTCAGGAATACTGTCAGCATCGCTGCAACGACATTCGCGGCAAGTTCCGCGTTCATGTATCTTGAAAACTGCTTTAGCTGTTCGATCTCTGCCGCGACAAACGGTACGCCGCGTCTCTGTTCCGGCCTTTCCCATGTCATGATATGCAGGATGTTCGGATATCCAGTATCCCGTCCGAAAGCATCTATTGCCGTCCATGTCAGTTCGGATGAATTGTTCCCTGCGTTCGGTGATCTGCTCGCTATGTGATACCGTATCACTTCGCCGTCAAAGGATATCTCCACGCCATCAATAATCCGTCCGCCACTTTCCGTCTCTTTGCTCTCGCTGTCTCCGCTTGAATCCGGTGTGCAGATACGGTCAGCTTCCAGGAGTCTGATTGTTGTTTTGTATGGCGTCCTCCGATTATCTTTCAGCCCGAAAAGTGCGAACACATCACCACTCATCAGCATTGAAAGAAACGCAAGGCTCTGTAACCCGTAAAAATCCTGCTGTCTCGCAGCGTCACACATTCTGTTATCCGCCCAAAGATGGAATTCCCGGAGAATAGTTCTCTCCATTTCCTCTCTTTCTTCGTCATCCATTCCAAGAAAAGCGCCGTCAATCTTCGGTTTCGGGAGAATTCCCCAGCCGACTACGGATGTTGTCAGCGTATCCGGTCCGGACCGCGCAAGCCCGCCACCGGTATAAAGATCCCGTGCGCGTTTTCTCAGTGTTGATGAATACAGATCGATGTTGTCTTCCGCGTCACCGTCATCAAGGATCCATCCAATCAGGGAGTTTAGCGTCTGGCTTGCTCCATGGCTTCCATAACTCATACGCGGCATTCCGCCGCCGCGTGCATCCGGTCTGTTTAATTCTTCTGCCGTCTCTCTTGCCATCCGTTCATGATAGGCTTTCGCGCCCCTCTTCGGTGCGAAAAGATACAGCATCCTTTCTCTCAAATTCGGATCTTTTTTACTCATGCTGCTGCTCCTTACAGATCACGCGGAACCACTCTGGTAACTCGCGTTGTGCGGACGGTGCCGGATAATGCCTCGACCAAGTTTCCAAAGTATGTGATTGCCGCCCTTATGTCCGGCATATCAACTAACGTGCATTCCCTTGTTCCGACCTTGTAACTGATTGCCTGTCCTCCGGCAAGTGCCTTTTCGCAGTCCTTCCAAAGCTGCAACATCTCTTTTGCTTCCGCGAGTGTGTATGCGGACAATGCAGCCATACCGTACCTCCTTACACTTTTATTCCACTGCTCACGATATGTTTTCGTTTCCGCTTCGTTTCTTCTGCCTTTGTAATTACCTTCTCTACCGTCTCTCCGCGAAGCGTTCTCTCAAGGTCATCAAAATGCCAGTTGAAATACCGGTATGCCGCTCTCGCATAGTTCCTACAGTCAAGCGGCTCGTTCCTGGCATATACCTTTTCCCATGCAATCGTGCTTTTCCCGCCTCTTCTGTGAATCTCCATCCGCTCAGATATCAAGCCTCTGAAGAATTCCATGTCATATCCGGCACGGTAATCTATCGGGAAATGCATATAATTCGGGCCGGGAGTATCATTCCCGGCCTCATACATGATTCCTTCTTTCCCTTGGTCAACACCGATGATAAATTTCACGGAATCTGCCTTGCCGCCGCTCCGTTTCATCGGCCTGCAATACTCTTTCCCCTCTCCCGCTTCGCCTTTGATTGGCCATATCCTGCGGGTTGCTCTTCTCGCGCACTGCTTGTAAATGTCCTGCGTGAAATGTCCGCCAGAGTCGATGAATGTTGCAAGGATCCTCATTTTCATTCCGTTCTTGAGTTTCCACTGCCTGTCCAGCAGGGCGTCAACCTCATCCCATACGCCCGGTGCGTCAGCGCGTCCCGGTATGATTCCCCTGCTGATTCCCCAGCTTTGCCCGTCACGGTCCCAGCCTACAACCTCGTATTCAAGTCGGTTATCCTGCGTGTCCATTCCCATTGTGAGAACGAGAACACCGTCCGGAACCTCTGCGTTATAATGCTCGCGCCTTTTATACAACGCCTCTTCCAGTCCGTTATTTGAATGGATTTCCCATGTCTCGCCAAGGATCGTGTTATAAAAGGTTTTCAGTTTCTCCGGATCCTTATGTGCTTTCAGAAATTTCCAAACAATGTCTTTCCAGTCAGACCACGGACTCATGAAAGCGTTCAGCCTGAATGACCGGATGCCATTGTTTATTGCTTTCGGGTTCTTGCTTATCCACTTCGCGGGCTGTCTTTTTGCTTCAAACTCCCCGATATCCCGCTTGCATGTCGGACATCTCCATGTCACGGACTTTACATGGTAGTCTTCCACGCCGCGTTCATTCTTGTACGCTTCCTTCTCGAAGTGGATGTCAACAAACTGGATGAAATTATAAGAGTGGCAATGCGGACACTCCGTATGCCACTCTTCCTGTGTTCCGTTCAGATAATCCGTTTCGATCTTGCTTCTCCCTTTTATGGTAGGCGTCGATGTCTTAACAATCTTTCGGTTGTGTCGGAATGTCTCAGTACGCCTTTCAGCGAGTTCCTGTGGATCGCCCTCTGTTCCGGCAGACGCCGGGAACCTGTCTGTCTCATCCATGAAAATATACCGCACCGGCCTACTTGCCAGTTCTGCCGGGGAGTTTGCCCCGATGATTGCAAGGCTTCCTCCCGGAAATGTTTTCATGGTTATCGTATTCGCCGCATCGCGTCCTTTCGCCTTGAATACCTTGTCTCGGAGTGCCGGGCACGCTGCAAGCATAGGTGCAATTCGCCGTTTCGAATAGTCCTCTGCCATGCTTTCTGTCGGCTGGATATATAGTATCGGTCCCGGGTCGTTCGCAATCGCGCATCCCATCATGTTCAGTTCGATCTCAGACTTCCCGACCTGGGCGCTTGCCATGATGACGATTTCCCATATGCCCGGCTGCGTAAAACAATCCATTATCTCGCGCTGATAGGGTGCCCTGTCCGTCTTCCATCGTCCAGGCTCCGCGCTATAGTCCGTTGATAGGATCCTGTTTTCGTCTGCCCATTCAGAAACCGTCTGCTTTTTCGGCGGCAGGAACAAAGCCATTGTGTAGCGCCATAAATCAGCGAGCGCTTTCTGATTCTGCATCCTCTACCTCGCTATCTCCCTCTCCTTCTAATTCCACATAATCCGGAACCGGAATTTCCGATATGTTTTTCAGTATGTCCCTGATCTCCGTATCTATGATCCCGCTGATCCGTTCTGTATTGTCCTGCATCCGTAGCAGCGGCGCTATCTTGCTCGGCAGATGGATGAGATTCTGCATAACCGTATTCGCGATATCTCCCCAAAGCTTCCTGATGTCCTGCACATCGATTAGCTGGCCTCGCATCTTATCGACTTCAAGCTGTGTCTTCTCTGCCTTGATTACCTCATGTTTTGCCTTTACCTCGTCCAGATCGTAGATATCCGAATCCGTATTATGCGAAATATTGTAATCAACCCAGCGCTGCACGAAAAGAGCAAGGTCATATTTTCCGTCCTCGCTCTTTTCGAACAGTTTCTTTCCCTCCGGAAGATCCCTGTCTATGTCATACAGTCTTCTGTATGTATAACCTGCGATGTTCGCAAGTTCTTTCTTCGTCATGGAAATGCTCATGCGTCATACTCTCAACAACCGCATAAATTCGTGTTCGATTCTCTTCTCCATGTAATCCAGAATATCTCTCTGTACTTCCGGCTCAGAACGGTTCATAGGCATTTGTGGTATTGCAATACCTTCCATCTTGCGAATCGGAAATCTCGCTTTCCCGGATCTCGTAAACGTAATTCCGTTCAGAGACGGTGCTGAAAGGTTTCTGAATGGCGGCTGCCCGCCGTAGCTTCCGGCATTTGCAGGAAGCGTACTTGCTCCGGCTGTTACAATTTTCGCCTTTACTCTGTATTTCCTTTTGAGGCTGTTCCAGCCATGCGCTCCACCAGATGCAGAAAATCCCTTCGGTCCAAGTACTCTCCTCGGTCCTCTGACCGGAATAATGCAGCTTGTTCCTCCTGATACCTTCGCATTTCCTACGGCTTTTCCGACTTCACCGGCCTTTATGACGTACTGATGAGGCAAATCTGATTTCAGTATTCTCCTGACATGTCCGCCAGTTCTCCGGAAGATCCCGGCCATTGTCCGCTCAAATTGCTCTGGCGTGCAGACCGCAGCGAGTCGTTCCATTTTCCCTTTCAGTTCAGAGGCGTCAACTTCAA